TTGTTTGCTTCTGCGGGGGATGGATATAATGTAGAACTTGTTTTAGTTTCTACTTGATAAGTGGGTAACTGTACGCTAAAGGACATTAGGGGGAAACTCCTCTATGATTAAGGTTACAACTTAAATTTATATAAAAGTATTTATGATTATCAAACATTTCATTTTTTGTAAAAGTAGAGATGCTAATCCAAACTTACTCACATTTTCAGAATATAAAGAAAATGTTTGTTGGTTGTACATACCGATGTAAGTTCTATTAAGTAAGGGACTAATCTTACTGGTTAGGAGTTAGTCAGTCGTCATCTGCGCTATACCTAGTACCAACATCTCTATTTCATATATATTATTTTGGTTTTTTGGTATAACCATCTTTATACCAACCACCACCTTTTAGTTGAAAGCTACTAAGACCAATTTTCCTTTTCATAGTTTCTTTTTCACATTCTGGACACGTTAAAACTATCTCAGCGTTCCCTGCAGAACGTGTAAGTATCTCTTCAATGTAATCACACTCTTCACATTCAAAATCATATAATGGCATGTCATTATCTCCATTTTCCTATTTTACCACCATGAAGAGATACTTCTCCATGACCATCACGAAATATCTGACCAATTACTCGTAATGCTTTCTTCATATCATCTGTTCTATGAACTACTTTGTCTTTAATTTTTATATGGTATTTCTTCATATTCTATATCATCATCAATGTCATTATCATCAACAAAATCTTCTAGTGAATTTCCTTTTAAATATTTCTTTATTTGAAGTCTTTCACGTTTATTAACCAATCGTTTTGATTTTCGTAAAGAACCATGTTTTTCAATATGGAATTCTTCTTCCATCTTTTTTTGCCTTTCTTATTAATGTTTTTTGTTTTTTTCTCGCTGATTGTAGTAAAATTTTACTAACTCCATCCAGAAAAGTTTTACCTTCCATGTGATCCATTTCATGATGGAAAACTCTTGCTGCTAAACCCTCAAAATGAGCATCAATAAAATCTCCATCTGCATTCTGATACTTAACGGTCAATTCTTTAGGTCTTCTTTTGTTCAAATACAACGATGGAAAACTTAAACAACCCTCAGTCATCATTACCATTTCTTCTGATTCTTTTTGTATTTCTGGATTAAAACACACTATTACATAGTCACTTTCATCTATTCTCATTGCAAAAACTTTTACTGGCATTCCTATTTGATTGGCAGATAACCCTAGTCCATGATGATAAACCATATTCTCAAGCATTATATCGTACATAAGTTTGGGGTCTGCTTGTGGTGGATTAAAAATCCAAGTAAGAGGTTCTTGATGTAAAACTGGATGGTCTTCTGGAAGTAAATCTATTTTTCTAAGAGTAATTTCAGACATTATGCAGCCAAAGTTGAAAAGTTTTTTTGTTTTTGAAACTTTACCGTTTTTTCAAATTTATCATATAACACTTCACCTTTATGACTTATAACGAATACATTTATGTTTGAAGATGTACCATGTGTTAAATCATAAAGTATTTTTAAAAATTCATCAGTTCCAGATGCATCTAGTGAACTATCAAACACTTCATCAAGTACTAATAAATTGGTATTTACACTATTTTTGAGTTTAGCGACAGCTCTCCAAGTGAAAAGAAGAGCAAGATCTATTCTCATTTTTTCCCCTTCACTAAAAGAGGCATAAGTAAATTCGTCACGGTGTCTTGATTTTATAGTTTCATTAAAATTTTCATCAAGTTCAAATGTAATGTAAAAATCCATTGCTGACAAATATTTATTTATTAGTTTATTAATAATTGGAAGATACTGTTTAATAATACGAGTCTTAATTCCTGTATCTTTAAGAAGAGTTGTTGCTAGTTCATACAGATGTTTTTCTTTTGATAGCCTCTCCCTCTCTTCAGTATATGTCGTAATATTTTCTTTTATACTTTCAAGTGTAGATCTCCTAATATCTATATCATCTATCATTTGTGATATTTCATCATTCTGATTAGAAACCTTATTGATGTATTGAGTACATACTTGTATACTGTTTTGATTTTTTATTATATCATTTTTAAACCCTTGTATTTTTCCAAGAACTTTATCAATATCATCAGTTCTGTGTTTCATTTCACTAAGTTTTTCACCCAACTTAACTACTCCACTGCTCAACTGGTGCATCTTACCATGAAAATGTTCAATCATTTTTTCACGAAAATCCTCTGGTATATCTTGCCGACATACATTACACTCTTTGTTATTTTCGTAAAACTCTATGTCTTCTTCAGATTGAAGAACACCCCTTTCAATATCGTTCTTATAATTAAGTAATGATTTAACTTCTTCTCTTACTTTAGATTCATCAGATATAGATACATGAAATTGTTCAATTTCTTGATCAATTTCTGTATTTTTCTTTTTATAATCTTCCAGATAATCTTCATGCTCTTTTATGTCTTTTTTATTTTTTTTAATTTGAGAAGTTTTATTTTCTCTAAGCTTTTCAATTAAATGTTTAGTTGATTTCTCTTCACCCCTAGCCAATCCAAGTGAAATATCAACCGTTCCTGTAACATCTTTGTTAACAACAACCTTACTTTTTAGAAGTTGATTCATTACAGAAAAAATTTCAATGTCAAGAAGATCCTCAATGATAGCTCTACGATCAGAAGTTTTGAGTTGCATAAAGGGAATGAAAGAAGAACTACCCAAAAGAACAATCTGAGTGAAAGACTTATAATTTAATTTTAGAACGGTTTTCTCAAGGAATTCTTGATAATCTCTAATAGATGCGTCTTGATTTAAAAGAGAACCATCCAAATATATTTGAAAAAAGTTCTTCTTTATACCTCTTTTTACTATATATTTTTTATTACCAATACTAAATTCAATTTCTACAACAGTTCCGCCTTGATTTATGGAATTGATAAGTTGTGCCTTATTGACTGACCTAAATGGTCTACCAAATAATCCAAAAGTTAAAGCATCTAGTATAGTAGATTTACCCGAACCATTGTCACCAATTATCAGAGTATTTGAATTTTTGTTAAGTGCTACTTCAGTAAAAACGTTGCCTGTACTTAAAAAGTTTTTCCAACGAATAGTTTCAAATTGTATCACTTATCCTCATTAAGAAGTTGAGGTTTGGAGTGATGTTCAAATTTATATTCTGCTTGGTTAATAACATCTTTCAATATGAGTTCTATCATCTTATTGAAAGTAATATCTCTTTCATGTGCTTGAAGAGCAATCATTCTAAAATCATCATCTGGAAGTTCTATATCAACTGCTGTGAAAGGTTTTTCATCTTTACCAAGTTCAACTGACTGAGGCCAGTTTGGTTTAATTCCTCTACTTCTTCGTTCTCTTTCTTTTAGTCTTTCTATTTCATCCATGTCATAATTACTCATAGATTCTTTCTCCTTTTTTTTAATATTTCTACATTTATTGTTGTCATACTGTTTCTAAAGTTAATGATTCATTATATAGTGAAATTAGTAAATTGTCAAGTTCTTTTTTATTATCTATACTTAACGAATTGACATATTTGGAAAGAATGGTGAGTGTATCTTCTGCTTCATTTATCATATCATCTTCAATGTCTAAATCTTGGTCAAAATTCTCTACAACTGAAATATCAGCCACATCAACAGCATAAAGTTTATCCATCAAAGTATCAAACCAAAATGGATTCTTTTTATTCACTATTACTATTTTTATATAGCAACCTTTATAAACTGAATAGTCATCATTTTGAATAGATTCCAGAGTCATCTTTTCATCATCATAATATATCTTATGAAACATCTCAAATGGATTTAGAATGAACTCTATCTCTCTGGTTTCTGTATCAAATATATGAAATCCTTTTGTATCTTTATAATCAGACCAAGTTATTTGATATTGATTACCAAGATAATAGATGTTACCATTATCAGACTTGTGATGAAAGTGGCCACTAAAAGCCATATCAAACTTTTTGAATATACTTGCATCAATACCACTCTGACTATACTGACCTGCATGCATTTCAAAACCTTTAACTTCTAAGTGTCCAAATAATACTTGAGCAGTTGTTTTTTCTATAGCTTTAAGAGATTGTTCTTTATTCTCATCACATATCCAAGGTTGTAAGAAGAACTTATTACCATCCAGTTCAATTTCTGTGGATTCTTCGTAGATTTTAAACTGGTGATTGTTTTCTAAGCGAAGACACTCCAAACTATTTACTTGGTTTGTATTACGAAAGTAAGTATCATGGTTACCGACAATTAGGTGAAGATTTATGTATCGCCCATAACACGCATCAAAGAACATTTCCCTCATCTGGAATACAGTTTTCCAGTTAATAAATTTTCGCCGGTCAACAACATCTCCAAGATGAATAATATCTCTAATTCCACGTTTTTCTAAAGTGGGGAATAATATTTCTTCATAAAACTTTCTGAAATAATTCATAAAAGCTTGGCTGTCATTTCTCGCACCAAAATGTGTGTCATTAATTAATGCTACCTTCATGCTACCATAAAATATTCAAGGTTAGTGGTTTTAATTGGTTTTTTAGCTACACTCTTCGCCTTTTTTGCATCCTCAAAGTTTTTAATAAAATTATACATATTTGCTTTTTGGTCAGTATTCATTGTTTCTTGATTATATGCTATATCACTGTCATTTGCAGATACTTCTACATTTTCCAATAAAGATGGAGTACTTTGCATAGTTTTATATTTTATATAAAGTTGTTTTTTCTCTTTTTGTATCCTTCTAATAAAAGCATAATAGATAATTTGAGTAAAATATGCAAATGGGTTAGATGATTTTTCTGAATTAAAATTCTTTATGTATTGAACACAATTTTCAATACCATCTGAAATCATATCATCTTTAAAAGCATAATTTATAAAATTAGGTCTAAAAGAAAGTCGTTGTGCTATCTTCATAAAACATTCACCAAGATATTCCGAAATCATTGGTGGAAGTTCATCTCTGGATTTAGCCTCATTAAATCCACGTTTATATATTATCATTTCTTTCAAAAACTTTTCGTTATCTATGTAATGTATTGATTTTGGTTTTGCCAATCGGCCCTCCTATAAGTTGTCATTTCATATATTATAACATAATATCTAAGTGTTGTCAACCACTTGACAAAGCTCTTGACAGGTGATATAATACTAGTGTAGGGGTTAAATGATTTATTATTTATTAAGTCTTCAATTGTACGAAATATTCAGCTACAGTAAATTGTTCTTCCTTATATATTTTTTTCCTTTCCTCAAAATGGTCTAATGTATAGTTATGATTACTACCATAAGACAGATCATCAGCAATATCATACAATGTAGCTATATCTTTCTTTTTAGATTTCCGTAATCCTCGGCCTATTGACTGTAGATTTCTGATACGACTCTTAGAAGGACTAGCGAAAACGATGTTATGAAGATTCCTAATATCGACGCCAACACTAAATACACCGTAGCTAGCAACGATAATTGCATTTCGTTCTGATTCAACGATATGTCTAATTTGTTCTCTTGTATCTGCATCCGTTCCTCCATGAACGAAAAATATTGTTCTACCATTTGATTCCTCCTTTATCATATCGTAAAGTATCTTTCCATGTTTTTCAACAAAACGAAATAAAAGAAGTGTATTAGTTTTTAAATCTAGAACTAAGTTTTTTATAAATGTATTTCTTGCTTCAGAATTTATCAAATAATCCAATTCTTCTTGATAACTTATTTTCCTAAGATCATGACATATCGAATCTGGATGTCTTAGTAAAATTGCTTTGATAGTAAAGGGTGATAGATGCTTACTGTCTATAAGTTTTTTTGTTGAGGTGACCTTGAAGACCTTACCAAATAACCCCTCTAAGACCAATTTATGAGTTAATGTTCCATCTAATGTTCCAGTTGTTCCTATACGATATTTTGCATTAATGCACTTGGTCATTATAGATATGAGAGATTTTGACTTAAAACCATGAGCTTCATCTCCAATCACAAGTTCATATTGTTCAAAGTATTTTTGTTGCATCTTATAAATTGACTGCCATGTTGATATTATGATAGGCAACTTAGAACCCTTATCTCTTCCAGCAAAAACCGTATGACAGGTGTTTGCTACATCAAATCCATATTCTCTAAATTCATTATACATTTGAGAAACAAGAGATATAGTAGGAACTAAAATAAGAGTTTTTAAATTCAAATACCTTATTAATATATAGATAATCAAAGATTTACCAGAAGCTGTTGGTGAAAGTAAAAGTGCTTTGTGGTGAGTCAAGGCATGATTGACAGCAACCATTTGGTAATCTCTAGGGGTCACTGGTAACTTTAATGAATCAATAAATTCTGATTTGATATCACATTTTGTGACTTCAAAGTCAGATTGAAATTTTACCTTGTAATCTCTAGTATAAAGAAATTTACAAAGATGTTCAAATAATCCCCCATAAAGAAGACGGCTATGAACATTAAAAAGTCTTATCTTTCCATCCCAAATTCTATTACGATATGCTGGCATAAATGTGTAGCCAGGCACCATAAAAGTAAAATGGTCACAGATTTCCTGAGCAGTTGAAGCTTCAGAATCTATCTGGATATAGACTTCATTTTTTTTAGATATATTAATTATTTCCATGAGAAAATTTCAACCAATCCAAAGCATTCTTAATCTGGAACCCCCGATTGTTTATCATCCTAATAACAGAGTCTAGATAGTTTATCTTTTCCTGTAGGACTACTAATTGTTGTTTCAATTTGATTACATCATCATCTGATTCAATATATTTAGCTATTTCATTCTTGAGAAGTCTTCCCAAATATTGTTCCCAGCCATGTCGTTCAAGTTCTTCTTGAGACATTTTACCAGAATAATACTCAGTCTTAGTCCGAACCATTTTAGATAGTTCAAACTCAACTCCTTTTAGTCTGATTCGTTCATCAGTAAAAATTTTAAGATATTTGTCGTGAATTTGTGGAATACGGATGGATTCTGTACCCAGTTCTGTATAATCAATTTCACTATCTCTATGCCAAAGTTCTTGAATATCTTCAAGTTTCAAATCACCTCCTTAAATAATAATTAAACTGGTTTTCCTTCATATGATACATCATTGTTGAGTAGGTTTTCAACTGTATAAACATCATAACGAAAAGAAACATCTGCAGTAACATAATCTATATCTGTTCCACCACTATCAAATGCAATTGAAGAAAGGCTTAATGGGAAACATTCTCTAAATCGAAAATTTATCTGTGGATTCATATTACTGGTCAATACAGTTAAAGTTGCGTCAGTAGTCAATTCTGAATTTTCTGATAATTTTTTATATTTTGCTTGACCTTCTTCAGTTGGAAATCCAAGTCCGATTATCCAATCATAAATTGATAACCAATTTTTCATATTTTCATCTACTATGAATTTTATTGACAACTCTTCAAAAGTAACTTCATCCCCAGCAATGTCTATAGCCTTTAATGGTGTAGGAACACTAATAGAACTTATAGAAATTCCAGGCAAAGAAGCAGACTGACAGAAATAGTTTACTGCTGGAAAATTGTTAAGTTGAAATTTAAACCCAATAGGACTTAAAAAACTAGTATTGATTGGTTGATCTTGTAATGCAGACATAAATGGAATATCCTTTCTGTAATATTTAGTTAGGACAAAAAAAAAGGGTGACTACAATTAAGTAATCACCCTTCTCACGTTCTTTAGGGGTAATAACTCCTAAAAACTTAACTTACATCAAATTATCAACTCTGACAATTCTGTAGTAGTAGTTAGCGTTGGCAGTCAAAGCTCCGGTGCCAGCACTGTTTCCAAATGGATTGGTTACGAGTCCGTAACGTGTCTTGAAACCAATTTTTGGTTGAAAGGAACTTTCACCAACCGCACGAACCATTTGCAATGGAACATAAGGACAATAGAAAAGACCTGCATCATAAGCAGATGAACCTTTGTAACCTACACAGACAAAGTTAGTTGCTGATGCACTGAAATATGGATCAACATAAACTTTGTAACGGCCGTTGAGTGTTCCAACGAATGTGTTACCTGTGTCATCAATTCCTGCTGCGTCCATCATTCCACCCATGGCTAGAGCAGAAGCAACGTCTGAAGAACAGATGATGAGGTTACCTTTTCCGCGACGTGTTGATTTTGCAATTGCATTTGCATCACGTTCTACTTGGAACATCAAACCTTTGAATTTCTCAACAGACCAACGTCCATTAGAGTCAACATCAAGGTCAAACACACCAGCTGTTGATGTATTGTGTTGTGCTCCGTGTTCCGCACTAAAATAAATGGTACGAATAACTTCACGGTTAATTTCTGCCAAAATCTCTTGTGAGAGAATGTTAGCAAGTTCTGTTTCAGCATCCAAACCGTGAACGGCTTTAAGATCCTGTGCCAATTCCATCGAGTACTCACCTTTGAGTGCACGTGTTTTAGCTGTAACTGAAACACGGTCAATGGAGAATGACATTTGTTGGAAATCTTCAGCAGCTGTACCTGCACTTCCAGTAAGACCGAAAGTTTCAGCAGTTGCCGTTGAGTTACCTGTTCCCAATATTGCGGAATATGTTCCACCCTGAGCTGCTGCTTGTGCAGCTGCTCCGGAGCTGACCATATCATCTCCAGCATCACCAGAATGTGTGGATTCTGGTTCTGAGTACATGGCTTCAGCACCACCTTGTGAATCATATCTTGGACGCATTGCGAAAATAAGTCCTGTAGGCCCAGTCATTGGTTGAACACCACAAACGTCATAAGCAACTAAATTAGGCATTGCTCTACGAATCATGGAAATCAAAACTGGGTCTTGATATTGTACTCCACCAGACGAACTTGCTGTAGGAGCAAGACTGGTTAAAGATGTTGCTGCCTCCATCAAGGAACCGCGGCCTTCCATATTTGCCTGTTCCGCCATGGCTTTTTCTTGATTTTCCAAAAGAACGGCGGTAACCGCTCTTATGTATGGGTCTTTAATCTTGGGCATATCTTCATGATCCAAGACCGGCGCCCACTTTTTTTGTAGATCTTCAGCTAGATACATTTTTTTTAATCTCCTAAAAATGTTATTTGTTAAAACGAGTTAATGAGGAAACATATCTACTCATAACTGGATCAGTACTTGATTCTGAACTATCTTGTTCTTCTTCAGTATTTTCCAATTCTTCTGTAATTGTTTCCGACTGTTGTTTAGGGAAATAATTTTCCTTAATTACTTCAAGTTTCTCAGAATATTGAGACTTGTCTTCAAAATCTATGCCATCAGCCAATTTACCTAGTTTTTCTTTTTCGGTATCGGCGAGGTCTTCTGAAACTTCTCTCAAGGTTTCAGCCTTTTTATACTCAGCAAGTTCCTTTTTGATATCTACACTTGTGTTAATAGACTCATCAAGTTTTTGCTCTAGTTCCTCAACTTTCTCAAATAGATCGTCAACAAGGTCAACTTTCTCTTCTGGAATGTCAATGTAATGCTCTGTAAAGAGGTTTTTAAGTCCTGTCATAAAGTCTTCAACCAATTCTGATCGAATTCCCTTTTCAACAGCTAACTCATTCTCTTTCATCCACTCTTCAGTAACATAGTTGAGATAACCATCAACTTTTTCTGTAATTGTGGACAAATGTTCTTCTTTTGCGTCAGTAATTTCTTTTTTGTAACTTGTTTCTAATTCCTCAATCCTTTGATTGACTTCAGAAAGTACTTTAGCTGAAACTGCTGCTTCAAATATTGTGGAAGCTTTAGTTTTAAAATCGTCAGAGAGGTCTTCACCATTTGTAATGGCTTCAATATCTTCTTTGATATCAATTTCTAGATCCTCTTTTTTGAGTTTCTTAGACTCCACTGGTTTTTCTTCTTCTTCCTCTTCTTCACCTTCTTCATGTTCATCTTCTGTAAGAGTAGAACCCATGATTTTTGAGAAAGAATCGGAAAGGTCAGACTTCTTCATGGCACTAAGTTGGTCATAAAGAGCTTTAATCATTCCGGCTTTGGTTTTAGGAACAGAAACAGCCTCTTCGACTTCTTCTTCTCCCTCTTCCTCTTCATCTTCTTCTTTAACTTTAGTCTTAGCTTCATCTAAGATCTCTTCGCCCGAAGACTCCGCAACAGCTTGTTGCTCTTCTTCCAGTTCTTCAGCCGTTTGTTCCAAAATTTCTTCAGACATTGAAAATCTCCTATTTGTTATCTGTGTATGTGTTATACTAATATTATTTATAATAACTTATATTTACAACTTGGCAATAAAATCTTTAAAAGCTTCAACAAGTACGTTTTCACGGTCTTTTCTCGAAGATTTTTCAATTTTATCTTTATATTCTTGGATCTGTGTCTCTTTAAGCAGACCATTATCCCAAACCCACTCTTTACCTTCCATAATACCATGAACAAATGCGTCTGGTGCAGAAGGATCAGCAACTATATCAGCGGCTGTTGCAAGGTAGAAATCATCCTGTACTTCTGAAATACCATTTCTTCCTGGCTTTAAAGAACCCATACCTCTTGATGAAACTCCCAATTGAGCACCTTCATCAATAAGATTCTTTACGATCTTTCCGTATGGTGTATCTAAAATCTTAGCTCTTCCCATGAAATTTTGACCCACTTCTTCCAATTCTTCTATCATGTGGGAAACTCTTTCCAAATTGACCGTTGGCCCGTCTGGATGTCCCAATTCACCAAAAGCTCTTTTCTTCTTGATAAACTCTGTAGTATATCGTTTTGCTTCTTTTTGAAGAATTTCTGTTGGATATACTCTTCCATTTCGATTCTTCTTATTTGCTTGCATGAAGATACCTTCAATGAAGTATTTCTTATCACCACTCTTAGTAGTTTCTGTAAGAAATTCTACATTTATTGCTTCTTCGCTAATTAGTTTCATGGTTCTCTCCGTTGTTATTTTTCTTTTGCACTGGCCTGACGCATCTTAAAGGCATCTTTCATTTTCTTTTTAATTATAGGTTTTAATCTTTTTTTCCACTTACCACCCATTTTTTGTACTTTAAGATCAGCCTTCTTCTCTATAGCAGTTTTTACTCCAATTGAAGCTTCAGGATCTTTATATTTTCCTGCCTTATCTACTAATGTAATTGCTTTCTGTCTTACTGCCTTATTTACTGCCTTATCAATTTTATCCTGAGAAGGTGGTTTTTTCATAGACCTTGCTCTTTTTATAGCAGTAATTTTTGATTTCTTTTTGGAAATAATTGATCTCTTCCTTCTTTGTTGAAGAGTCAAAGCTTCCATAAAATCTTTAAAATCCTTCATACAACTCTCTTTTTAATTCTCTCTCCACCAAGAGTTTTACCTTGTGCTGCCATTTTTTCTCTTTTTTTCTCTACACCAGAAGATTTTTCTAGCTTCTTTTTCTTCTTACGAGCAATGTTAATCTTTATTTTATCTTTTTTATAGTCTTTTTTTGCTTCTCTTCGTTTGGCTTTAGCTTCAGTACTCTTATCCATTCTAACTTTTACTGGTGCTAATTCATCGAGAAAATCTTTAAATGTTTTCATTAGTATGCGTCCGAAAATCCGTGTTGGTTAAATTTGTATCCAAGTTGACCATTCTTCATGAAATTTGGTAGTTCAAATCCTGTCATTTTTCCTATCTCTACTCCTATCATATAAGTATCATGCTGTGCAACTCCAACGGTTGTTACAGAAACATCTCCAAGTACATTACTAGTATTTCCAGCAGCTGCTCCCATACCTATTGCTCCGATATGGTTACCTCCACCTGCATAATTTATATAACCATTACCAGCTACCAAATATGCAATAGTTTGTTCTGTACCACTTCCATCAAAGAAAACTCTAGTATGAGTAATACCAGATGCTATATTCCACCAAAGTTTTCTGAGATTAATTGTTGGTGAAGCAATAGCCAATCTTGTACTAGCATGAGTAAGTGAAGAACAAAGTCCAGAAACACCCCCTGTTAAAGTTTTTCCAGTTCCAACATCTGTTGCAGTTTCTGCAGTCCAACCTAGAGGGGTTATATCAGTAGCACTTGTAACCTTATAAGCTTTAAAAGTTGTTGCTCCTTTAGTAAAATCCGTAACCCTCAAATATATTGCTGTACTGTCATTTGTGGTTAGTACTTCTCCGATACACAAATTTGTAGTTGGTGCAGATGCCAAAGTTACAGTAGCTGAGGCATATTTTAATGCAGAAAGGTTAGCCCAGAGACTAGAAGCAAGTTCAGTTGCACCATCAGCAAGTCCAGTATGTTGTACCGAATACTTTGTGTTAGTGTCTGTTATGGTATTTGTTAATTTAGTTATAGCCATCTGTTATCCTTCTAAAATCAAACTTCATTCTAGCTTGATGTTTAAGTGTTTTCATGTGCTTTTCCTAGAACTTTCATAAATGCACGTTCAGTTCTTTGGATTTGTTGAATAGTTCTATTTTTTTCTGAAGAGCTTAGCCCTTCTATATATTTAACCAAAATCTGCGATGTAAGCGGATCTATCGGTATATCTGCTCCATCATCTAAAGTAATTTCACTGTCTTTTTTAGATTTACCCGCTTTGAGTAAATCATTCATTACACCTTCTGAGATGAACTCTCCGAAATTTAACAATTTACTTTCATTTTGCCCTGCTCTCGCATCTTCTCTTTTCTTTTTTTCTTCATCTGAAACATATTCAAAATCTTTTGGTTTCTTTGGATTTTCCACCCATTTTGACCATCCAGTAGGTGCACCTTTTAGTTTCCATCTATCTTTATAAGCTAAAACATCTTTGTGACCACCAATTTTTTCTCTTTCTTTTTCTTTTACATCATTCACCATGTCAGCTGGAATTTCATCAGTTGGTTCATCCACCCAATCAGCAACACTCTTCTCTGCATCACTTGCGGTCTTTTTCTCTTTCGCTGCAGCATCACTTGCTTCTTTTTCTTTTTTGTCTCTAGCTTTACCAACTTCAGACCCCATTCCTGTTCCTTCTGGATCTGATAAAATATTCATACCCTTTTTTTGATCATCCTTTGTTATGATATCTTTTGGGCCCTTACCAAGCGCGGCTCTTATCTTTTCATTGGCCGATTTTTTATCTCTACCCTTATCACTATTATCGTATTTTTTTTGTAGTTTTTTTCTTTCCTTTTCTACACCATCAGCATCTAAATTAGCAGCACTACCAGAAAGAGTAACTAATTCTTCATATTCTTCTCCTGTGTCTGGATTAATTTTCTTAACTTCAATCTCTACACCCGATTCTCTATTTGCCTTCTTTTCTTTTTTTGTTTCTCTGTACCCTTTAATCTTTTCTTTTCCTGTTTTAAAGAGTTTCCACCCAGCTATTCCTAAACCAGTAACAGCCATTGCAGTCATCATTGCACTAGCAAATGGCCCAACCTCCGTTATATATTGTTGTTCCGCACG